TGATACTATACAATTTAAAGTCCCCGAGGGCCTCATCATGGATGAGTACCTGGAGTAGAACCTGGGTATCGACCCGAACATGTCGTTAAACTGTTCATGGGGTTAGGATTCTTAATAAGACCAAAACTATTATTTTAGTGCTATCCAGAATGCCAAGAGACCGCACGGCTCTATCTTATACGTAGTCCTTTGCGCGCTTCCTCTGATAGGAAGGTAAGCCGTAGGACTAATTATAAGAGAATCCTAATGTACGGTCCACTGTTGTTAATCAGTGGATCCCATACAAAATTAACTTTAAGTATAGTAAACTACAACCATGAATAAATCAAAAGCACAGCTTCCAAAGAATTCAAAAGTGTCCCAAAATGGGATGACCAAAGTCAACGCTCCTGTAGCCAAAGGCATTATTCAAAGATTTACTAAACCTCGGTTTAGCATGCCTAAGAATAATGGTGATGGTAGGGTGAGGATTTGTCATAAAGAGTACATCGCCGAAGTAAACGGTTCTGTCCTTTTTACGTCACAAGAGTTCGGAATTAATCCCGGACTTCCTCTATCTTTCCCTTGGCTGTCCACCATGTCAACCGGTTATGAGTCATATAAATTCACAAAACTTAAGTACGTTTATGAATCTACATCTCCCACAACCATTGCTGGTGCAGTTATCATTGCAGTCGACTTTGATGCAGCGGACTCAGCTCCAACTACCAAAACTCAAATCATGGCTTATCACAATGCAGTGAGAGGTCCCGCTTGGGAATCCTTCTCATATACATGTGACAAGGCTGATTTGGCGAAATTCAACCAAAGGTTTATTCGCAATGGTAAGTTGAAGAATAGTCAAGATATCATTCTCTATGATGTCGGTAATGTCTTTGTTGCAACAACAGGACAAAGCACCACAGCTGCCGTGGGTGAACTTCACGTTGAGTTCGAAGTGGAATTAATAACTCCACAGCTCGATCTCACCGCGCATGCTACAGCCACGTCAGCCAAGGTTTCCGGCCTAGGCACCATTACAACCTCTAACTGGTTGGGTACATCTATCGTTAATACGGGAGGTGTACCGGTAACGCTTTTCACGTCACCTTATGGTCTTGATATCTTGGTTCCAGGTCAGTATCAGTTAACTCTGTCACTGACCGGTTCTGGGTTCTCCGCGTCCACACCAACGGTAACATCCGTTGGTAATACTGTCACTTATTTGACTGGTTCCAATACGACTGGAGCTGCCACGTACGTCTTTCTTGCACAGATTGATGTACCGGCATCTCCTATCGCTATTAGCGGTCTAACAACTGGCACTATTACCACCTCGATCTTACGCATAGCTCACTATGCTGTATCGTTGGGATAACTTTTGAATCCTCTTCACACCTGCTCATATATGCTCCTTTCTACGGAGTACTGTGTGTTGGTGAAACCACACAGCATCGGCGCACCCCGCGCCCGATGTTCACATCGATGCCTTAATTCACGTT